CTGATGGAGTACACTGTTGTGAGCGGGCTAACACACAGAGTCTTCGTCTCTGTGTTAGTTCACTTGCGTTCATCATTCTATAATCTATGCTGATTTCTTTCTATACATTCAGATCAAGAGTTGCTCCAACGGGTGTGGCCACAGCACGTTTGCGACCACGACGGCGCTCAATATTCATAGTGCTCCCGCTGGCAAAGCTTGCTCCGTCATCCATGTTGCCACCACTCATAAAGTCGGCCATAGGATCACTCATGCCACCGATTCCTTCTCGCAGAATTGACACTCCACTCGCTGATGGCGGAGGTGCGCCAGAGGGAGTGAAAACACTGGCGTGAGAGGCGGAGATAGATGGAGCGGAAGTCTGCATGATGCGTTCATTCTCAAATGCTTTGAGGATATCATCGACACCAACAGGTCCGCGCATTTCGCGACGGGCGCGATTAACACCACCATCAGAGGATGCTGCTGCTGAAGAAGCATTAAATGGAGTACGACCACTGGCGCCATTGCGAGGTGGAGAAGGTGGTGGAGCACCCATTCCCATTGGCATAGGGCCCAGACCCCGATCGTTGCTTCCGTGCCCAGCTGGAGCAGGGCCACCAGCAGAGTATCCACTTGCCATATTCATAAACTGACCGAGACCACCCATCTTCGCCGCCATTTTCTGGGCAATCAGACGCTGAAGATCAGGATCTTCATTCATTAGATCAGCCATACCTGGAATACCCGACCGCTCTGCCATCGAGTTTGTCAAGTGAAACATGGTGGCCGATACACCGAGCGTTCCGACAAGACGCAACATAGGATGAACTTTCGTTTTATCCTTATAGAGATCATATAGCTCTTCAAAGATATCGTCAAAGTCACCAATATTGGTGTGAACCGACTCGGACCAACCTTTGAGACGAGGCTTCATCGGTAGCTTGTTTCCGAATTTGTCATTAACCATCTCCACACCTGAGACGAATGTCATGAGCGCATTGCGCTGGAATCGAATAGATGCCTCCAGATTCTTGCTATCTGTAAGATTATCGTACTCGGCCTTGATTTCTGCCAACGTATTTTGCATTGTCATGCGCTGTCCACGAAGCCCATCATTTTCCAGACGACGCAGTTTGGTTAGGAGTTCCTGTTTCTTTCGCATTTCATCTTCGGGGGAAATACTGTTATAACTGTCTCCTCCCGTGTCACCTCCACTGCTTCCATTGCCTCCATTGCCTCCATTGCCTCCATTGCTTCCTCCATTTGTATTAATAACAAATGGCGTTGAATCCATATCACCGGCACGATTAATACGGATGTCAGAAGCACCGGGAGCCATATCCATATTAATAACACCCTCCAAGTCTTCAACTGGTCTAATTTGAATACTCGGAATATCACTGCTGCCGCTGGAAGAGAAATTCACCTGTCGGGGCTTCGGAGAGGCCGATACCTTATTCTGATTTGTCAGAAGACTGATACCAAGATCGTCTCCGAGTTCTACAATATCATCTATGCCGCCAACATCAATCTCCTTAGCACGATTCGCAAAGGCCGCGAGATCAGCGGATGATGGCTTGGATCCACCAGCATCGGCAAATTGGATACTCATATCGTTGCCTTATGAGAAGAGCTTTAACTCGGGGTCTGAACGACGCTAAGCAGCCGCGACGCTAAGCGGAATACCAACTATAGGAGCAGCAAGAGGGAACATCAGATCTTCATTGGGAGCACGGCCAATCCGTTCAAAGAAGCACATGGGAAATCGGCAGCCATGGCGATATGCCACAGGCATCTGGCTCCAATCCACTCTGTTAGTTGCCATAGGAATACGTCCTGACTTGCTATGAGCAATCGTGGTCGGTGTTAGTATCGTATAGACTTCGTGATCCCAATCATCTGCATCATGAGGTTGGCTACCGCCATGATAATGCCGCGTAGGAATGAACAGCTCTCCAGGTGACATAATCGCATTCGAGTAAGCAAATGGCTCATAGTCTATCGCGCCGGCACGTAGCTTACACAGCAGCACACCGAATGGTGTTGCTTGCCCAGAATAGTTGGCACGCAGATAGCGTTTGACATCATCTGATAATGTCAGAAACCCAGGTGGCACACGATCTAGATCATCCAATGTAGGAGCCAACACTACCTTGTATGATCCATGACTTTGAACAGGCAGATATGCCGACGGTGATTCCGTGGTAAGACTCGCATAAAGAGAACGGGACGCATGATACGAAAATGACCGAGTGCAATCGTCAAAAAGTTCCTTATACACTCTCTCAAATGATACAGTGCTCGGATTGGGAACAGGCAGACACATAACATTGGAACCATGTGTATCAACCTTGTTAGAATATACGGTGATCTGGCGCCGTCCATCCGCGCTCGGCATAACAAACAGCTTCGTTCCTGCTACTCGCCGGACCTCGCCTGCGATAATACACATCTTGTCTCTGCCAAGACACAGAGATCTTTAGGCTACTGCATCACAGCACATGAGAAGCGCATCTGCCAAATCATCCTGTTTGGCCTGTGCGGACCACCATGTCAGATGCGCGACACCCGCTTCTCCTGCCGCTTTCAGAATATTCGTAACACGTTGGATACCCGCCAGCTTTCGTGACCGCTTTGCGTCTTTGCCTGTACCAGCACCCGTTCCTTTTGTCTTGACACCGGCGCTCGCAAATTCCATGGTGCCGACCCATCCATATTCGCTGCGCAACCGGTGATCGATCAGTGTAAATAGCATAATCTGAATGGATTTCATGTGCGGCGCAAACTCGGCTGGCTGATTTTCCAGACGAATTCGATCTGCTGCTGCCAGGTGAGTTAGCTCAGCATCCATACATGTTTCCATTGCGGCGAGCAGTGCCTGGAGTGTTACGCCCTTGGCCTTTGGCGCCTTATATGGCATTAGACGGATTGCGGATGCGCGTTCTTCTAGCACTGTTTTGGTTAGCCGCTTAGCTTCGGTCTCGGTGATCCCTAGACCCTCAGGAGCCCACGCACGCCAGTCGGCGAGTTTGGGAGCCTTCGCTGTTAGTTCTAGAGGGATCTTTGTGCCGGCCGCACCTTTCTTTACACATTTCTTACACCATAGCTTGAGATCTCCATCACTAGGTCGGTCACACCAAGATGCCGGTCCAGCACACTTTCCACAACGTGTCTGACTCTGTGACTCTGCTCCATCCGCCAGCAGATTCAGATTCGCCCACCGCTTCACGGCAACAAGTGTTCCGGAGATGTCAAATGACGCAACGCAGTAACTCAGATTCTTGATACCGAGATCAAATGAGGCAATTGTAGTAGTCATAGTATCTGTGTTAGTTTTGGTGGATGTTTATATGGGATCTATTCAGTGGATATCACCATTGAATAGACACTTTTCACGACTGACTTGGGATCTTTTGGGGATCTTTTGGGGATCTTTTGGGGATCTTTTAGGGACATTTAGTCTCCAAAAGATACCTTCTGCTGGTCTCGAACCAGCGACCTTCCGCTTAGAAGGCGGATGCGCTTCCAACTGCGCCAAGAAGGTCAAAAAATGGTCCTTGTGGGGATTGAACCCACGACATTCACCTCACATGCATAGCATTAGGCTATAAGAGTGACACTCTACCAACTGAGTTAAAGGACCTGGAGGCCCTTCAACAGAGCACTTCGGCTTACGCCTCAGCACTGAGTTAAAGGACCTGGGGGCCCTTCAACAGAATCTACCTGTTAGCACAAGCAGACTGAATTAAAGGACCTGGGGGCACCCTCCAAAAGGCGGTGCCGGGGGGTTAGAACGGTAGACCAACCGTCTTCCCACTCTATCCGTAGAGTCTCGCTCTTTAAATAGAACGAATAAACTGCCATCCCAGCTCCTCACAGATCTTCTGCCACACTTGATCCTGTTGATACAACTTTTCGCGTGACTTTAGTAGCTGGAAACATGGCAAAAACTCATCCATCTCCAAGAGTTGGCAGAGCTTGTAGAGCACATATGGATACGACAAAAAGTTGGATCGTCCCTTTGGACAGTATTTGATGAAAGCCGGTTGAATCTCCTTGAACATATGCTGTAATTTCTCTTCCATCTCTTTTGGCAGCGTTAGATGCGTCATCTGTTGCTGAATCCGATTCTTGATCTGTTGGATATGATCATACATTTTGGATAGTTTGAGCTTTTGTAGAATCTCACGGATCTTCTCTTTCTTAACACGTTTTGGATCGTTGATACGCTCCTTTCGTAGTTCAGAAACAACTGCGTCGATCACATCTGCCGGGATATCCGTATTCTCCTTAGCCTGGAACTGTGCTAGCCACTCATTGAAGTGATTAGATTTCTTATATGCGAAATAAGTGATCTCTCGGGGAGGATCCTTGTAACTCGGTTTTTCCGAATCTACCAGGATAAACTCCTCATATCCGCACGCAGCACAACCCAACATTGCTTCATTCTGATAAAACGTCATCTCAAGATCACATGCCGGACAAGATCCCCACCCTGGTTCAATACCACTACCAGGCATGATGCCACTTTTAATAGCAGAAGGTTCAACAATTGCCAGATATTTCTCGAGAATCTTGTCGCGGTTAAAGCCTTCGCTAGAGTCAATCTCGCTAGCGATTAGCTTCTTAGGTGGAGTGACAATCTGTTCTGCGCCTGCGCCTGCGCCTGCGCCTGCGTTAGCGACAGGCGGGACTGTAAAATAGCTCAACACGGAATTGGCCGGCATTCGTGTTGGCATCGACGATTTAGGATTGGATTTCCCACTAGCCAGCGCGTCCTGCGCGTCATAATACTGAAACAGCATATCTCCAACATCCAGAAAATAGTCCAATCGCTTCTTATCACTTGCCAAATTTTCTATTCGTGACCGAATAGAGTCGACCGTGTCAGAAAGTTGGCGCCATTCATCGCTAAACAGCGGTGCCTCTTCCAATCGTGCCTCGGCTGCTATAAGTTCTGTATTAAGTTCCCCTACTGAAGCGTGTTCTTCCGTAAATTCGCGCATCTTCTGCTGGTGATGTGCCTCTAGAGTGGATGCCTTGATAACAGATGTTTTTGACCCCACTATGATATCACGAACCAACACATCATCAAGTGATCTTGACATATATCTCTATGGGAGATCGGATCAAGGAAGCTTTAGGTGACATTTTATCGAAGCGGATTTAGGATCCCGGTGTTCGCCAAAAAAAATTAGGAGCTATGAATATAAACATGTCCGGCGGTGGTCTTATGCAGCTTGTCGCCTACGGTGCTCAGGACGTTTACCTCACGGCGAACCCTCAGGTTACCTTCTTTAAGCAGCTCTATCGCCGTCACTCGAACTTCTCTATGGAGTCCATTGAGCAGACCTTCAATGGTGTTGCCAACTTCGGCAAGCGTGTGACGTGCACGATCTCCCGTAACGGTGATCTGATCTACCGTGTCTATCTCCAGGCCACTCTCCCCCAGGTTTCTCTGGATGAGCTCGATGGCTCTGGTGCGCAGTTCCGCTGGCTCAACTGGGTTGGCCACAACCTGATCCGCAACGTCGAGATCGAGATCGGTGGCCAGCGCATCGACAAGCACTACGGTGACTGGCTCCACATCTGGAATGAGCTGACCCGCCCTGCCGGCAAGCAGGCCGGTTACGCAGAGATGGTGGGCAACGTTCCTGAGCTCGTCAACACGCTCACGCAGGTCGGCCCTGATGGTGGCTGCGACGATGACTGCCTGGGTGGTGAGCCCCACGCCAGCCCTGAGGGCCGCAGCTGCGCGCCTGAGTACACGCTCTACATCCCCCTCCAGTTCTGGTTCAATCGCCACGCCGGTCTGGCGCTCCCTCTGATTGCCCTCCAGTACCACGAGGTCAAGCTGAACCTCGAGTTCAACGAGCTCCGCAACCTGTGCTGGAGCAATGTGCCCGCCATCAAGGACCGCGTCAACTCGGCTGGCCTGGTGTCCGCCTCGCTGTATGTTGACTACATCTACCTTGACACGGAGGAGCGCCGCCGTTTCGCCCAGGTTGCCCACGAGTACCTGATTGAGCAGCTCCAGTTCACGGGTGATGAGTCGGTCACCTCTTCGGCCAACAAGATCAAGATGTCCTTCAACCACCCCGTGAAGGAGCTCATCTGGGTTGTCCAGCGTGACTCTTTTGTGGCCTGCGACGGCTCCATGGATGTCTGGAAGGGACAGCAGCCCTTCAACTACTCGGACTACTTTGACCGCGCCGCGCTCGAGTCTGGTTACTCCATCACGACAGTTGAGGGCCTCGCCGGCAAGAACCCTACGGTTGTTGCCAAGATCCAGCTCAACGGCCACGATCGGTTCTCTGAGCGTGAGGGCAAGTATTTCAACTTGGTCCAGCCCTTCCAGCACCACACCAACATCCCCGCGGTTGGTATCAACGTCTACTCGTTTGCCCTCAACCCTGAGGACCACCAGCCCTCTGGCAGCTGCAACATGTCGCGCATTGATAACGCGACGCTTGTGCTCACGCTGTCCAACAACACGGTTGGCACCAACAAGACATCCAAGGTCCGCATCTACGCCGTGAACTACAACGTTCTGCGCATCATGTCGGGCATGGGCGGACTTGCTTACAGTAACTAGAAAGGCACTTTGTGCTGTATCTATATCATACTTTTCACGTCTTACTAAATATTCTGGTTGTTGCGTCTCTGAGGCTCAACAACCAAAATTTGACCCAACTCACAACCAACCTCTCACATGCGTATATGTCAGATTCTTCTCCTCTTTGGAAACAAGTTCCACCAGAACTTATCTATGATCACCCCAATGTATGGGCAACCGTCACAGGTGATGTTCGTATTAATGATAAGCTTATCAAAGGCTCTAAGGGTGCGAAAGGAAAACACGGCTACTATCCAACAACTCGTATGAATAATACAACAATCTACTTCCATCGTCTAGTATACTTTGCTCACTCTGGTAAGACAGTTGATGAACTTAAGAGAGGGCGTGTTATATTCCGCAATGTTCCAGAGGGAGAATCAATAATAGAAGATGGATTGTATCGCTGCTGGATTGAAGATCTAATATTTGAACCAAGTAAAGCAACGGTATCAGATAATATTATTACTCACATAGAGACTTTAGAACATCCTGTATATGGCTCTATAGAATTTGGAACGTGGAA